CTTCGGTGCGGCCCCCACGATAAGTAAGACCTTGTGAAAGCGCAAAAGCAGAAACATATCCAACATAATTAGAATCAAATATTATCAGCATAACTATTGCCTGGAGATCATCTTTCCTTGGGCTTTCTGTCCGTTTTGAATTTGTTGTTGATGGCTTCCCACAATGTTATCGTCTGTTCTTTAAGATCTGCAACTAGGTTTTGTTCTTCGACGTGAAGAACAGCCTGTTCCAATGACAGATAGGTTTTTCCATCTGGACACAAATATCCATTGATGTTTTTCATTTCTTTTATATATGCAAGATTGCCACGAATATCGTCGATGCCGTAACCGAAAATGATATATATCTTTGCCTTTCGATAAGGTTCTCCGACACTTGATTTTTTGACAGCACATTCTGTCAATATCCCAATTGATTTGACAAATTTGTTTTTGTCTGGTTTTTCTCCTTTTTCTTTGGCTTCTTTTTGGGCCTTCATGCGTTCTCTGCGAGTCATTTCTTTTTGTTCTTCTTTTTGTGGTGTTTCCGAAATGTCTATTGTTTTTGTAATTTCTTCTAGGATTTTCAATCCTATTCGTAGAGACGCGTAATATTTGATGGCTCGACCACCAGGTGTTGTGTCTCCATATTTTCCGTCTCGCATTTGATTCGAACATGCCAAAAGAATATTGCGTTTTTTGATCAGCCTGCATGTTTTCCGAAAACCCTGACTAAACATTTTCGCCCGGCGCTGTCCCATTTTGTCTTCGTCTTCCATTTCCATGTCGGTGCTAAGGGAAGCGAGCGAATCAACTCCTTCAAAATTGATTGCTCCAAGAACCCTTGGCTGTGGGGTCCATTTTTCAATTTCTTCAAAAACTTCCTCTACGGTATCAGGGGTAGTGTAATTCTTCTTGTCAAGTTTCATGCCGTAGATATGGCAATATTCCTCGTCGATACGATATTCTGGGTCCTTGAAGGAACTGTCGCCTCCTTTTGCTTGTACATTGCCACACATTTCTGCAAGGAGTGCACTTTTGCCAGAAGCTTCTGGACCAGAGATTTCCATAAAACATCCTCCAGGGACGCCTCCGCCATGAATGCGCTCTCCGCATATCGCCAGGTCCAGCCAAGTAGAACCTGTGGAAATAACTTGTTTGACAGACAACATTTCTTTAATTTCCGGTTCAGCAGGATTTTCTATGGCTTCCTTAATTTCTTCTGAAAGTTCCTTTGTTGACCTTTTTCGATTGAGCATTTCTATTCCTTTTTTTAGATGTAGAGAAGAAGACACTATGCCTCCCTCGAGGCCTCTGTCGCCATTTATTCTTCAACTTCTAGGGCTCTACAAAAGAGTGTCTTCCTCCCTACGCGCCCTTGTTTTACTACCCCCTTCGCAAAGAACGTCTCCCGGTAGGGTTTCCTGTAGATGCCGCTGCTTTTTCCGCAGCCAGCCGTTCCTCTTCTTCTTTCTGTTTCTTTTCCATTTCGATTCGGTCGGCGGCCTCACAACACTTTTTGTAAACGGCCTCTTCGCATTGCTTTTCGCAATATGGTGTTGTGTCGATATCGGCTCCGAAATTCAGGCCCTGGGGACAAGGGTTGTACGACGACTGGGTGTCTTCTTGGCTTTGCCTTCGAAGGCCACGACGAACGCCAGATTGCGATTCCGACGTTTGGCTTGTTGTTTCTTGATTTGTTCTCGACTGTTGAGCTTGCGTTTCAGGCTCGCTGCTCTCGTTGTTGTAGAATAAATCAGAAATAGTTTTGTACGGCAGCAATTCAAGCAGGCCGTCGAGAACGTAGGCGTCTTCCTGCAACTTGTCTGAGATATCGTAGTTCCTGTCCAGAAATTTGTGGCCGTAAACCTTACGGAATTTATCCTTTTCCACTTCGAATTGGATTGATTTTCCGAGATCACGATCCGGGGAATGGTACATAATACGAGCGCCTGTGCGAGCGTCTTGCGCAAGCGACTTCAGGATTTCCTGGGAATACTTGTAGGCGGCATCCCAAATTCGAATACCTTTTTTTTGCTCCTTTTCATTGGTCATAACAACAACATTGTAGAGACATCGTTCCATTGTTGCGATATTGGAATATTCGTCCCAATCAACGCCATCATCTTCCAACTTGGAAATATGTTCGCAAATTGGGCAGGGCTTGCCGTAGTTCTTTGCAGGACACAGGACAGATTGTTTGACAGGGCCAATATTTCTGTGAACTGAGATTTGCAAAAAGAATCCCCATTCTCCAGGATAAGCAGTCCTCTTTTTGCCTTCTAGCATTGGAGGCTGGTCCGGCCCGATCTTATAGGGGATAATGTCGATGATGTGTGGGTCTCCTTTTGTTGGAGAAGGCTTCCACAAAATAAAATCAGCCTCCGGATTGAAGTATTTCCCCCCTGTCCCGGAAGACCTATTGTAGTCTTCCTGCGCTCGTTTTAAAAGCTCTTGTTTTTGTGCTTCCCTATCAATAGCCATATTACTGTTCTCCTTTCTTTTGATTTTGGTTTTTGTTTTTATATGAAAAATAGCTTTTAAAAATTGCGGCAGAGATAAGCCTCGTCGCAATATAAATTGCTATAGTCCCTGGAATAAGGAACACCAAAATATCACTGGTTGTCGGCATTGCCATCTCCGCCTGATGATTTGCGTCTTAGTTTCCGGTTATTTCGCTCTTCCATATGCTCATTGAACCTTCTGTGCTCCATGTTTTCTGAGGCTTTATCAACTTTCTTTTGGGGGATTTCTCTGGCCCAATAATTGCTCAGATACAGGTCCGTAATTCTGTCCAGTGCTTTTTCATGTCTGCTCATCGCTTTGCGTGCAACCTTCATCATACGAGTGTTTTTATTGGCCTGAATGTTTTCCGAGACAAGTTCTTGATATGCAACATCCTTTAGGATCGCCGAACCGACTGCGTTTTCTGAAATCTTTTCGATCCCATATAAGGATGGACAAGCCCTTATCAGTCCATCAAGTTCGGCTTTCTTTAAAGTCAGTTTATTTTGCAAGATATCAAATTCCTCTTCTGCACGGGCTTCCGCTTCGCCCCAATCGCATTCTTTGAGGGCAAGTTTTAGCCATTCTTCATCAAGTGCATCTTTGTCGATCGTAACGTCTTCTCTGAATCCCATAATAAACTCCTCTCTCCTAGAATAATTATAGCCCGGTTTAATAAAGTTTTACGGCGCCAATAAATTTATTTTTTCAACGAAGTTTTTAATTCCATCATTAAACAATGTTTTGTTATTTGGATTTCTCAACACGGATGACGGATGAACACACCAACAAATCCACGACGAAAATTCTTCACACCAAGTGGTTGTTCCGCTCATGTCGCTGATCCCTTTGTTCCTGCCGGCAAATGTTTGTAATCCGGTATTGCCAAATGCCAAAATAATTACAGGTTTAATCTGATACAGTTCTTCCGTCAGCCAATTTCTGCATACCAACAATTGTTTCTCGGAAGGTGTCTTGCTATTGCTAGGAAAACATTTGCATGCATTTGTTACATGAAAATCTTCTCTTTCGTATTGGTACATTTTTAGAGTCTGCCATAACAAAATTCCGGCTTTTCCGACAAAACCCTTTCCTTCTTCGTCTTCACTTTGTCCAGGAGCTTCCCCGACAATCGCGACGTTAAAATATCCTGGTGAAGGATTTACGGGCTTTTTGCATTCCGAACGAAGTTCACATTTTTCGCATCCTGACAAAGATTTACTTTTATATTTTTTGAATTGTGCCTCAACAATTAATGGATTGATATAGCTTCTGTCAATACTAAGTGAATAATACTTTTCGACTTCTTCGGATCTGACATGGCGATCTTCAAGGACCTTCATCATGTTTGGGTAAACTTTCCGTTTTGCCGAAGACACAGGGAAATTAAAATAAATTGACAAATCATCTGCGGTTGGAGGCTCTCCGTAGGCTCCAATAGTTCGTAATAATTCATAGGTTTTGCCTTGTCTTCTTGCAGGTATTTCAACCTTTCGTCTGAAAAATCTATTTTTTGCAGTTGAATTCCTTTCTTTTCCCAATTCAAAGCATTCCTCGGCAGCTTTCTCTCCGATTCCTTTTATCTCCATAAATGGAGCATAAAGTTCCTTTCCTTTTGCAACCCACGCCTTGGATTCAGAAACGCCTACACGTGGAGTTTTGATAGTAAAGCCCAGCCTTTCGGCCTCTTCTATGATGTCTTCCTTTTTGCCGTCCTGTCCGCAAGTTAAGGAGGCAATTATAAACTCTTCTGGGTAGTAGTATTTGCAATATGCACACCAATACCCGATTATTGCATATTCTACGGAATGACTTTTGTTAAATGAATACCTAGCATGATTCTGTAGGACTTGCCAAAACTCTTCGGCTTCGTCTCTTGAAAAGGTCTTCTCTTTAAGACAGCCTTCTATAAAAGCTTCTTCATACGGTTTAAATTCCTTTGGGTCGCGCTTTTTACTGATGACTTTTCTTATCTTGTCTGCTATAGCATATGGAAGTCCCGCCACCTTAAAGATAACGTCCATGACTTGTTCTTGGTAAATAACGATTCCGTAAGTATCTTTTACGATAGTTTCGTATTTTTGATGTTTCTTTTTCCAAGATTCGCCTGTTTCTTTCCTTTTGATATATGTGTCTGTCATTCCGCTGTCGAGTGGGCCTGGGCGTACCAATGCGATTGTGTCGCTTAGTTCTCCCATATTGAGAGGTTTAATGAGCTTGCAATATTTTCTTGTTGTGTGGGCCAAAAGCTGAAAGACACCTGCGGTGTTTCCATTGGAAATTTCTTCGTAAATTTTTTGATCGTCGAGAGGGATCTTTTCGAACTCAAATTCAACTTCGTCGCATTGTTCCTCTGGATCTTCGCTAACAAAATAACAATCGCTTTCTGGGTGGTACAAGAATTTTTTGAAAGGGTGTTTTTTTATCAATCGTTTTGTTTCATTAAGGACCGACAAAGTATTGAGCCCAAGGATGTCTAGTTTTATGAGGCCGACGTATTCTGAATCTCCCATGTTCCAATTTGACACGGCTTCATTTTTTCTTAGGGTCAAATTGCAACGGTTCCCATTTGTAAGTGGTTCCGAAGATACCAATATCGCAGCTGCATGTTGGCCTGCGCCTCTTATAATTCCTTCCAGTTTAATCGAATAATCAACCACATGAGGATGCTTTTTTAGAAATTTGGCCCCTTCTTCTGTTTTTGTTGCAATGGTAATTGCACTCTCTTCTTCGTCAAGGTCCGAAGTAGTGTCGTTTATGATTTTGGCAAAAGCATCGGCTTCTTTTAGAGGAATTTCAAATACTCGACAGACATCTCTTACGGTTGTTCTTCCTTTCATTTTCATGAATGTCGAAAGAGAAGCGATGTTTGCCTTTCCATATATTGCTTCAAGGTGTCCGCGAATCAACGGCCTTTTAACGTCTTCAAAGTCCAGATCAATATCCGGATAGTCAATTCGGTCTTCGGTTATGAATCTGGAAAAAAGAAGATTGTATTTTATTGGATCGACGGTCGTTATCCCTAATAAGTAGGCCATCAAGGATCCTCCAACTGATCCTCTTCCAGGGCCTACCATAATTTCATTTTTCTTGCACCAATTTACGAGTTCCCAGACTATCAAAAAATATTTGGAAAATCCTTTTGATTCAACAACGTCCCATTCCATGTCTAATCTATCGTAGTAGATCTCTTTTATGTCTCCTGAAAGATTCATTGACAACAACTTATCTTCCGCAAGTCGATAAACAGATTCTCCAATATCCTTGTTTTCAAAATCTGGAACAACCGGCAGGCTGATTTGCTGTTTTGGGATAAGGAAAGATCCGCACTTTTCTGCGATTTCCATTGTGGCTTCCATTGCCTGTTCAATTTCTCCCGGAGAAAATTGATTTTGTGCGACAAATTGTTCTGCCATTTCTTTGAAACTTCTCATATAGAAGCCATCTATAGAAAAGCGATAGCGATCCTTTTCGCTCCATGTTGATTGAGTTTGTATCGCAAGTAGAACTTCATGTGATTTTGCATCGTCTTTGTTGACATAGTGACAATCGTTTGTTGCAACCAAAGGCATTCCATAAATCTTGGAAAGCTTTATGCATTGTTCATTAATATCGTTTTGTGAGTTCATACAATGGGGCATAATTTCAAGGTAAATATCATCTGGAGATGCTGTGCCAAGCCATTCGAGCAGTTCAATCCCGCCCTGAAAATTCAAAAACGATGAAGAACAACCTGTCATAATGACAAGCCCGTCGTAATGCTTTTTGATAGTTTCAAAATCAATGCGAGGTTTATAATACATGCCTTCCAGATTGGCCTTGGTCAGCATTACGCACAGGTTCTGAAACCCAGTTTGGTTTTTAACCAGCAGGGTTATGTGGCCACGTTTTTCGCCCTTTTCTTTTTTGAGCATATTTGGAACGATATAAGCTTCGCACCCAAGGATTGGTGCAATTCCATGTTTCTGGCATTCCTTTTGAAAATTGATTAGGCCATCAATATTTGCATGATTCGTAAGGGCCAGGTGTGTCATTCCTAGATCTTTTGCTCTTTTGACATAATCCTTTGCTCTTCCGAACCCATCTAGGAGAGAATATTCGTCGTGCACATGTAGGTGGCAGAAATTCATGATTTTCCTATTTCCGAAAAAATTTTCTAATTCCTACCTGCTCCGATGCAGGTAGGCCTGCTATT